GGAGGGCCGAAGCCGGGTTGATATCTTGCGGAGTGATGGGGGTGGATTCGGCCATCCCAAGCGAACGCGGGGGAGGTAAATCTATTGGAGCCCGTTGAACGGGTGCCGCTGCCGGAGCTGCCGGAGCTGCCGTGGGCGGTTGCGTTTGTGGCCCTTCAAACGGAGCCGCTTCTCGGGACAGGACTTCCCTAGCTGCGTTACGGAGGAGACCTTGCAACCGAAAAGACGGTTTTACTTGTAAATCGGCGGTTACTCGGTCACCTGTCAAATCGAATCCGAGACGCTCGCCTGCGTCCAGAGCTGTCTGCGCAAGTTTCTTGGAAAAGCCCGGAGCGGCCTTGAGATCGGCGAGGGGGGCATTGCGAAATAACTGTCCGTAATTCTCGGCAACGATTTCGTCGGCTATCTTGTTTTTGGACTCAACCTCCCCGAGCCGGTTGAAAAACTCCGGGTCACCGAGGCGAGCAGTGTAATCCTTGGCGAAGGCGTCTAGTTGAGCGGGAGAATAGTTCTCGCGCACGGATTCCCGAAGCTCAAGCTGGCGCTCTGGTGAAAGTAACGAGTGGAAAAGATGGCCCGCGTCATGGGGCAGTCCCTTTGCGTCACCATTCAGGAAAACCACACGGCGGGGGTTGCCTTGGGCATCCGTGAGAGTGCCGTCGAAAAATGCGTGCGACTTGGCATACGTCTCGGCATTTGAGACTTCTTCGGGGGTCAGCGGTTCCGCCCCTTTGGTGCGCTGCATCTCAGCGGTGATGTTGTCAAGATAGTTTGCGTTGTCCAGCGCATAAATTTCGCCACCTGCGGGGCGGAGCGCCTCCCGGAAGGTGTCCACCATGTTCTTCTCGTTTGGGGTCAGCTTTTCCGAAGCCGCCTTGTGTGCCCGGTCGAGAGTTGCCTCGACGCCGTAGGCCGGAGAATCTAATGGCTCAAAACGGATGTTGCTCGGGTCGATGTAGTTCTTCGCAATGGACTCAACCGCGATTGTCTTGACTGCGCCCAAGCCGCCTGCGCCTGCACCAAGCACTGCGCCGCCCCCGATGATTGAACCCGCCACCGTGTCATCGTCTGACAACAGCGCCAGAGGAGCCGCCGCAACGGTGCCGATGGCTGCGCCCTTGATGGCCCCCGTAGCTACCTGCGCCGGTTTGCTGGCAGCTATATTGGCAAGGATTTGATTGCCCCTCGTCAGGGGGCCAGTGAATCCGGGGGCCGCTACTTTTCCCAGCTCTTCAATGCCTTTTCCCAAATTTTGGGCCTGCTCCAACGCCTTTGCCGTAGCATTTTGGACCCGTTTACCGAGAATCCCGCCGATAAGCGCACCTGCGGTATCCTGCCGAGTGATTGCCCCGATAATAGTTCCCGCGATTTCAGCCGGAACTGCCTTGACTGCCGTACGTGTCGCACCAGCGGTCGCTGCCCCGGCCTTCCCCGCACGCCTAACCGTCCCTGCCGCAAGCGACTTTATGCCCGTAATTACCGACTCCGCCCCGATCTTCGTCCCCGCCGTAGCCAGAACTTTGCCTGCTGCGCCAACGACTTTAAACGCTCCGCCAGTAGCTACAAGAGTAACCGGGTCAACAAGAGACAGCCGTTCAATTGCATCTCGATCAAGGACGATGCCGTCTTTAGAAAGTCGTTCGGCGTCGAGACCGAGAAAAGCGTTGGCCTCTCCTTGGCCCTCTCCGATGCCCGTCAAGCTCTTTGTAAACTCAGCGTCCATCAACAGGTCGTTGAGCAGCTCGGAATCTGTAGATTCTTTCGGAGACTTTCCGAAAACTTTGCGAAAGCCCTGTTGACCGAGCTGGGCGAGACCTGTGATAGCGGAGTCAGTTCCAGCCGTCACTTCCGCCGCCGCCTTGAGTTGTTTCCGACCCGCATCGGCTTGAATGTCTGCCTGTTCTCCCGCAGTTGTGCCGGTCATCGCGCCGAGGACAGCATTGGCCGCTGGCCGGACAGCAAAGTCGTAGGTGGCCCCAATTAGGTCGCCTACCCCCTTTACCGTCTTGATCACGATGCCGGGAGATTCCTTGAAGGCAGCCTTCGCGACCTTGCCAAACTCCAAGCCCCGGATTCGACGAGCCCGATAAACGTCGAGAAGTTTCTTCGATTTTTCTGCATCTGCCAGAATACCGGGATTATCGGCGGCATATCGTCCCGGATTGAATGCGTCGTTGTCCGTCAAAGTGGCAACATCTTCGAGGTCGAGGTCATCAGCTTCTTGTAGGCCCGCAAAAGCATCGGGGCCAGCCGCCTCTTCGGGCGATACTTCCTGCAATCCCGCAAAGAGGTCCGCAGGCGCGGGCGCAGGCGCAGGCGCAGGCGCTTCGGCGGCTTGTTGCGCCTTTAATTTTGCCACAGCGACACTATCAGAGAAACGTGACTGCGGAGCTGTCGCGAGGTCAATTGTGGGCTCTCCGGGAGGGAGGACGCCGCCGGGAAGTAGTGGCATAATAGATAAATTACTTAGCGAATCCGTTTTAGACCTTACGGGGTTTTGTAATTCGGATTACGGAAAGTGCGTCCGTCCGGCGACTTGATGAACTTCGCCGTAGGGGGGGCTTCGGACGGGTTGGTCACCGTGACAATATCGGTTGTGGCAGCCGGAGCAGCCGCAGCAGCCGCAGCAGTGCCCGGAGCAGCCGCAGCAGTATCTGGAGGGGGGACTCGCGGGACGCGACGAAACGCCCGGATGTCCCGCCCTCCGTCTTCCATAGCATCTAGTAGAGCTATTCTACGGCGGGCAACGGTCTCTTCAATCTCCTTAAACAGCGCGAACGCTACTTTAGCATCTTTCTTCGCACTGGGCAGCAGTGACCTGTATCGTTCAACGTCGGCATCGGTCAAGACGCCAACCTCACCAAATATACCCCGCGCAAGACCGGGAACCGTCTTGGTGATAGCACTTTCAAGCAGTTGATACGCCGCATTATATTGACCCAACAGGGGGCCGACAACTCGACCCGCTATCGGGCCCACGAGCTCTGGATTCTGTTTGAATAGGTTGGTAAAGGACCGCTTCACGTCTTGGAGATTCCCCATAACTGACTCCACGTTGGCCAATCGAGTGAGCTCTTCTGCGAGAATCGGGGTTTTCTGCGTGGGAGAGCTACCAATCGGAGTGCTCCCGAGCGTTTCACCTGTAGCTTCGTTCAGGCGAACGACGGATTCGGTTTCATTACCGAAAGCGTCTTTCTGCTTCGTCGTAAAAGTCTTGACAAACTTCCCAAGAGCTCCTGCCGCTTGAAGCTCTCGCTGTTTTGTGAGAAAGCCCCCGTTTGTTTCTTCGATCTTGCCCCAATCGTATTCGCTAGTGGGGTCGTTCGGGTCTATCCTCGGGGGAAGTTGTCCGGGATTGGAGACGGTCTGGTGAAAATTTAAGATGGCCTTTTTATCGTTGCCAAGCCGGGCTTCCCCTAGAATCTGCTCAGCTTGAAGAATAGATGCCGCGTCGAGTTTGGGCTGTGTTTGTGCCTGCGTGTCGAGAGAGGTGGACTGAATATCCAAATTTTTTGCCGCAACCTCGCGCTGCTTCGGGCGGATGGTGTTCAGGTCGGCAAGCGCCTGCTGCGCCTGCGCGGCTTCGACGGGCCGCTGCACCTCACGTTTGCGAATATCGTCTGCGGTAATAAACCCATTCTTGAAGTTAGCAAATAAATCCCCGACTCCGGGATTTATATTTGCGGGGGCAATGGGGGCTCCCCCGATTTCCGCAGAACTCCCCCTTTGGAGGTTTAGCGGCGTTACTGGTGCGTCGGCGATTCCCGGCATATATTTCCTTTTCGTGAAAAATTAACGGTTTCTTTTTGTTCCGTAAAGATTCTGCGCAGAAAACCCCCCTCCGCCCGCAGAAGAAGCGCCCTTCGCAGCAAGCTGGTCGGTGATCCCCCCGCTTATCGCACCGAGCGCACCCGATGCAAAGCTACCCGCTGCGCCGACATACGCCGCATTAGCTTCCCCCGCATTGATGGCCTGCTGTGCTTTGATGTCTCCGGCCTTACCGCGAATTTGCAAGAGGGTATTGCCTCGGTTGACTTGGATGTTTGCGGCTTCTCTGCCCGTGAGACCCGATTCCGGGAGCGTAGATTCCCCAATTCCAAATGCAGCAGCGGCGTCTGCTTTCCGGGCATCTTCGGACGCTTTGACGGTAGGAAAAATGCTGCCCAGAATAGCGGCCCGCGAAGCCGTAAGGCTGTCGGCAGCACCGGCGAGGTTCACCGCTTGCTGCTGCCGGGCCTGCTTTAGCTGCTCTCCGCCAAGCCCCAAGGCCCGTGTAATGGAGCCCCCAATGGAGGCGGACTCTGGACGAAAGCCCGCAGAGGCACCCTGCGTAACGCCTGCGCGCACGAGGTCAGCTTGAAATTCTGGAGGGAGAGTAGCACCGGCGTCAAGCTCCTGTTGTGCGCGACCGATAATAGAATCTTTGAGAGCTTCGAGCCGGGGGTCCGATTTCAGGTTCTCTTCGACAAGCTGGTTCGCGACCTGTGTACTGCCGAGAGATTCATTTGGACGTGAGACTTCGGCGAGGAGCTGCTCCTTGCCAAGCTGTCGAATCTTGGCCAATTCCGGGTCAATCTCTTTCTGGAGGGCAAGTCGATTCTGAGCCCGGAGCCTGTCGGCCTCTGTCGCGGCTTGATTGACTCGCTCAAATGACAGTTCCTCGGACAGAATTTTTTTCTGGCCTTTTAGCGCAGACTGTTGCGCAGACGCAGCTTTATCCCCCGCCTTCTTTTTGAGGTAGGCACTGCCCGCCGCCGCCGCCGCCGTAACCCCTGCGGCCACAATAGCAGTTACTACGCCCACGCAACCTCCTTATGTTCGATGACTTTCATATTACAGCATTCTCCAATACGTCTTCTCTACCGCCCGATATCCGCGTGCAACAAAAAATTTCTCAAGCCGCTCCGGCGTGAGGTCCGAGAGGTGGACCATGACGAGCTTCTTGGCCCCGCAAGCAATTCCCTCAGCCTCAAACCGGTTAAAAAGCTCCATGCCGACTTTCGACGCCCGATGTGACTGGACTACGAACCAAAAAAGCTCCGACGCAGTTTTGGCTCCCGAATAAGAATCCGGCAGAAAAGCCATGCCCAGTGCCGCGACAAGGACTCCATTTTCCTCCGCGATGAACACCTTGCCCAGTCCCGCCATGAGCAAGGGCTCCCAACTCGCCTTGAAGGCGTCCAATGAGAACCCGCCGGGATAGTTGGCCTCGGCAGCGAACGCCTCCCCGATAGGGAGCATCAAGTCGAGCTCTTCACCGGCAAGTTCGCGAATCATGTTAAATTGAAAAAGGTGGCTATGATAAGCCGGGCGCTTTCTTTCGAGTCACCAAAAGCTGCAAGGGGCCAGCGAGAGTGAAAAAAGCGGGAGTTGTAAAACACTCCCCGGTTGAATTTCATCTCGGCTACGTGAATCTGTTCCCACTTGTCCACCTCGTTGCTATCGGCCTGCAATTCCGCATAAACCCGCTGCGGACGGCGACCCTTGCTGCGAATCTCATCGACCGTCGGACAGGCGATGATGTCGTATTTCTTGTGCCGCCAGAACGCCGTCCCGCCTTGACAGTCTTCGGGTCGGTTCAAATACACTACTCCCGCAAACTGTTCATATCCGTTGTCTGAATGTATCGCATTATTCGGGTTTTCCCCGGCGTAGTTAATGCGGAGCAGATTATATCCGACCGTGGCCGATTTCCCAAGCTTTTCTGTTAGAAGAGGTTCTAACTGATGCGTCGGCATCTCGTGGATGTTTTTGTAGAGCTCTCCATCGGGTCCATAAATGCTGTAAAACGAGCTCTTGACCGCCATCTCCCGAAAAGTCTGTGGCTCTGGCAGAAAGTCATCAAGGACTTGGACAAGAAGTTTCTGCATCACCTTAGAATAGAGGCGAGTCGCCCGAAAGTCAATCACGTCTTCACCAAGCACCAGAAATAGACTGTCGGAGGAAGGTTTTCGTGCGCCACAGCGGCCCCTGTATAGGCTGCGGTGTCAATTTGGCGCGAGGTAAGCAACATGGTCCCCGCTGGGCCTGTTCCGGCGGTGCCAAGCTTGGTGCCGTTGGTCGAGCCCTCACCCTTGACCTCGAAGTAGTTCGGCGGAACGACGGGCGGGATCGCAATCGTCTCGGAGTCCCCGACACGGTGCAACTGAATGTTGTTGTCCGAGTTGAGCAGGGTTGAGTGCCCTATCAGGTGCGAGTGCTGCGGAATTTCATCGTTGTCGAGAACAATTGCCTCCGCACCCACTTTGGCACCAGCGGCACGCGCGGAGATGCCCGAATCAGTGGCGAAAGAGGTGACCGGAGTCGCTCCCGTATCTTTAGTGGCGATGGCCAGCGCCAGCCCGCGAACCGACTGGTCATCCTTCCCGATGTATTGCCAGCCCGGATTGTAGCGGAGCGCATCCGCTAAAAGACCCAGAGCCACAAACTTTATGTCGCCGGGGGTGCCCGAAAGTGTGCGCCAAGAGCCCCGCTCATAATGAATCAGCGTGTTGATGTCCGTATCCCAGAACCGCTCCAAGTCAACAGGTGTCGTCGGTCGGCTGGCCGTAGGTCCGCTGGCCGGGAGGCTGTCTGAGGCACGCCAAGAGGTTCCATCCCACGCATACCAGCCGATCATGCGGGTGCCGCTGGTACGAAGCCAGACAAGCGGGGCGTCCCCGGTAGGCGCACCCGGCGCATTCGGGCTGATGGTGAAGGGCAGCGTCTCTGATTGCGAGATGTCAATCGGGACGTAGCGTTTATCCGTCTGGTCGAAGATATACCACTGAGAGCCCCCCTTGAGCCACGGGCCTTGATTGCTGGACGGCTCCACGTCGCCCACTACGAAAAAGTTTGAGCCGATGGGGCTTTGAATTTCCATCCGCTCTAGCATGGCTTGGAAAAACTCTTGCGGAGTGCCGTTGAAATCCCCCGGAAGGGGTGCGGCGACAAGGACGAGATTAGTTTTGTTAAGCATAAATTATTGGACCCGCGACTGGTGAAGGCAATGTCTCGCCCGCGTCAGGTTCGATGCCAGTGACCTTGTAGTAATAAGTGCCCGCAGGCACGCCCGAGTCAACGTAGTTGTCAGAGATTACATTGGCAGTCAACTGTGTAAACGGACCTATCGCACTTGTTGACCGAAAGACCACGTAAGAATAGATGTAATCCTGTCGCACCCAAGTCAACCGGGCGCTAGTGCCTGACAACATCGCCACTGTCAAGGACACCGGGCCGTTTCGACGCTCGACTGGCGAGATGTCCAAGGTCGCCGAAGAGCCAGAGCCGGTCCCGGAACCGGATGAAATTGCCGCCAATACACAAATTGACGGCGAATGATAATTGATGGGCAGCGCCCGCCGGGTGATTGCGATTAAGCTGGCGAGAGGGTTCATGCGAGGGCGAGTCCAAGGCTAACAATTTTGGGAAGATTAACTTGCAGTTCGTTAACTGCCTTTTTTGTGGCTACCGCCGTTGCAATTTTATCGGCGTCAGCTTGAGAGATGACGCTCTCGCCATAGCCCGCCATTATGGAGGTGACGCCGCTTTGAGTCACAGTAACGGTGCGGTTGCTGATAAAGACCAGAAGCTCGGTCGTCAGCTCGGCAAGGGCGTCTGCAAAAGTGTGGGCCTCTGCCGCTGCGCCGTCGAATCTTACGAAATTTTCCTCAGTCTCGTCCTGCTCAACGGCACCCGACAGCTCTTTGTTCGGGCTGTTCGACCCCGCCGTTCCGGGGGCGGGCTCCAAGTAGTAGCGGATGCCCGACACCGCGCCGGGACCAGAGCCAACGATGAGCAGTTGAAAAGCGTCGTCGATGAACTCGGCGTTTTCGGACTCTACCCCGGTAGATGACAGTGACTCTTCGACCGCCAGTTGTTTTGCATCCTGCGTACGGATGGTTCGCATCTGCTTTTTCATCGCGAAGATTTTACTGTCCGCCGCGATGCGTTGGTCGGAACGAATGGAACCTTTCGACGCCTTGATGCGTTTCGATAGAATCCGCTTGTATTTCCCCCGCGAAGCTCCGGCCCAGAAAACACCAATGTCAATCTCCCCGTCCAGTTCCGAAAGGAACACGTCTGCATAACGAAATTGCTTGTTCAGCAACAGCGACCCCCCGTTGATGGCGCGGGTTTCGACATACCACGTAATCGGGCAGCCGTCGTCAAGCCGGTCTGAGGTGAAGGCTTCCCAGAGCCGGTTCTGGCCATCGAAATCTCTGGACAGAAAGAAAATCTGCTCCCGTCCGGCAAAGCTCCCGTATATCCATTGCACCGGGCGAGTCCCGGTCCAAAAGCTGTTCCACGCAGCCCCGGCTGCGCCGTTGAGCCGCTGAATCGGAGCGTTGTCAAGCACCCATGTATGCCGGTTGAATTTGTCGCAATAGGGAGTGCTGACGAGAAGATAGCTTTCAAAAAAAGCCATCGCCACGCCCCCCAGGTCTTGTGACAACCGGCCTTTGCTGTCTGCGAGGGCGTCGTCTCGATACGGCAGAATGGAGGTCTGCGTAGTCAGGCTTGCTGCGTCAAGAGAGGTCAGTCCAAAAGTCGAATACCACCAGAGAAGCCCGAGATGGGCTGTGATGGAACGCGCCGAGACACACCCCACCGACGGAAAGAGAATGCGCTGGAAATTCGGAGTGGCGTTCCAGTCTTCCCGGTTGCGAATTCCGCTCTGAATCAGAGTGGTGGTAGATTCGGTAAACACCAAGAGCTGCGAAAGATTGGAAGTCGGAACCTCTGCAAGCGCGGTGATTTCTCCGGGCAGAGAAAAAGAGAGCACCGTTGCAAAATAAAGAGGTTCCCGGAATGAAAGGGGATTGGCGATGTCGCCCGCGAAAAGCTTGGTTCCTTGCGCGACCCAGAGCCGGTCGCCGGACCAAGCCATTGCGCCGCCTAGAGGGATGGTCCCCCCGCCACGCTGATGCTCCGCCGTTGTGCCATCGTAAACAGCGGGGGCAGTAAGCCCTCCGTCTTGAATCACCATCACGTTTCGGGAGGGAATCAGCGTCAGGCTTGCGTCATCGTTGTATCGGATATTCTGCTGCGCCTGCTGAAAAAAGAGTTGCCGCGCCTGCGGAGCAAAGGAGACGTTGGGGACAACTGACGATTCGGCGAACGGATATTGTGACGCGTAGAGCACTCCTTCGACGCCGTAGAGCAGCACTTCATAGCCCTGCAAAGGCCGGAACACCGCTGCGCCCTGTGAATTGCCCGTCGGCAATGCCTGCTTGCAGCGATAGCCCGGACGGCATTGCAACACTCCGCCCCGATTTACCACGTTCATCCCCCGTGCATAGGACTCCTGCCCAATCGTACTTGGGTCTGATGAAGAATCCATTCCCGCGAGGAAACGGGCGTCTATATCGTCAAAGCGGGGAGTGGACATCAGTCAACGTAATCGGATTGGTCTTGGACGCTGTTTCGGTCATCGACTTGAATGGGCATTCCGCCAACCCCAGTGAGCGTGGACTCGCGTTCTGTGAGCAATCGAACGGCGTTGGCCTCATACGCGTTGCCGTTGGCGAGGTCCGAGTCACGATAAAACTTCAACGCGTGCAGCGCGAGAAGCATGGCCGGGCGGGAGTGCAAAAGGATTCGGTCGTTGACACTGCGGACTGCCGAGGTGCGCTTGCGGTAGCAGAGTCGAATCCAGCCGCTTGAGGCGCTCACCCGCAGCCGCCGATATTGCGGAACGGTCTCGGTGGGCTCAAATACGCCGAGCAGGGTGCCGGTAGAAGTAGAGTTGTCGAAACTCGACAGCCGGATGTTCCCCGCAGTCACATCCTTCACGATGCCTGTGATTCGAGCGATGGTTGGCGCACCGTTTTCCGGCAGTGCATAGCCGTAAATGGTGGGGACAATGTAGCCATCAACCCAGTTCTCACCAACCTTGGTGCGCAGCGGTCGGAGCTGCTCATCGTATCCGAATACCTTGACAATCTTGCCCTCGTCCTCGGTGTTGTCGAGAAACACCACAACCTTGGAGGGACACTTCAAGTCCCGATACACCGGATGCAGTCCGCTGTCATCCCACGAATAGTTGCACTTGCCCCCGAAGTCGCCGGGACCGTTGAGGTGGAATGAAAAAAGCTGGTCGTGTCCAAGGGCCGGACGCCCGCCAATGTTGCACGCGAGCACTGTCTCAACTTCACGGGGTAACGTGATGCACCCGCTGTCAATGCACAGGTCCACGTATCCGACGAGGGGGTCTATCTCCCCCTTTTGCGCGAGCAAGTCCACGGCGTCAGTAATCCATCGGAAGAGTTTGTCTTCACGGGAAAAACCAAGAATCGTCTTGGCGTCGTCGATGATTTCAGAACAGAGGAACATTAGTCGTTCCCCTCATCGTCAGCCTCCTCGGCGTATTTGTCAAGCGCGTCCTCGCTGTCGCTGTTGATTTTCTTGACCGTATCTCCCTTCACGCTGAGAATTTCATGGATGTCCAGCTCAACCGATGAGCGGGGTTTGTCCTTCAAATGCGTTGTGTCCCGCACCATCTTGTAACGAAGGGTGATAACTCCCTCTTCCGGGAGGTCAAGTTTCTTCGGCACGTCGAGATAGAGCGTGGGATAGTAACTAGGGTCCGCCTCGTTGCTTAGGGGTGTCGTCCCGCAGCAACCATTTTTTTTTCCGAGTTTGATAGGGTCCATAATTTAGAAGATTTTCCGAACAGCCAGTGCCGAGATTTCAAGGGCGTGCGCGTGCGGCCAAGAAATATTTAAAGTATCGAAAACACCCGTGGATTCATCGAACGACGGGAGGTTGTAAGTTGATGCACTGCCCCCTCCCGTGTTACTAAAGCCTGCGTGTGCGGCTTGACCCGGCCCAATTTCTCCACGAGCCAAGTCAAGCAGACTGGCCTTCGACCGAGAATACTGAACCGTAACGGAGTCGTTGCCATTATGGCCCATCGGATAAGCTACGGCAGTGGCGGGGGTTGCCGCAACCGCTCGTCCGAATTCCAATAGCTGGAACGTATGGTAACCCTCGGTTGCTACGACGTATCTCGTACCAAGTCCGCCCGCTCCCGTGGACCTGTAGGTAGTAGTGGTCCCCCGGCGTGTGCAAAAATAGGGGTCAGTTGTAAGGAAAAACCTGTTGGCGAGGATACCCGCGCCATGTGTGGCCCCGTTTAGAGTGCTC